GTGGGGCCGCGGCGAGGCAAGAGCGAGCTGGCCTCCCGCCGACTCCCGGCCTTCGCCCTCGGGCTGCACCCCGACTGGGAGATCATCGCCACCTCCTGGGGTGGGGACCTGGCGACGGACATGAGCCGCGACACGAAGCGGATCATCCTCTCGCCTGAGTACCACGAGCTCTTCCCCCGGACGAACCTCAACCCCCGGCACGTCGTGGCCGACGACCGGCAGGCCAGCGTCAACACCGCCGACCGTTGGGACGTGCTTGGCCACAAAGGCAAGTACACCGGCAAGGGGATCGGCGGCGGCATCACCGGCAAGGGCTTCACGCTCGGGATCATCGACGACCCCTTCAAGGACGACGAGCAGGCCCAGTCGGAGCCCTACCGGGCCAAAGTCTGGAACTGGTACCGCAAGGTTTTCTGGACCCGGCGCAGCCCCGACGCCCGCATCGTGATCATGCACACCCGCTGGCACGAAAACGACCTGGTCGGCCGGCTGCTGCATGAGGCCAAGACCCGCAAGACCGCGGACCAGTGGACGGTCGTCAACCTCCGGGAGATCCGGGAGGACGAGGAGAACGCCGCGGACCCCCGGGCTCCGGGCGAGGTCCTCTGGCCCGCCCGCTATCCACTGGCCGAGGCTGAGGAGCTGCGGGAGGCCGACCCGGCCACCTTCGCCGCGCTCTACCAGCAGCGGCCCGCACCGGCCGAGGGCTACCTCTGCAAGCTGGACTGGCTCCAGAAGCGCTACACGGTCCTGCCCGCCGGGGCTGGCCAGTGGCGCATCAGCTGGGACCTGCGCAACGGCGGCAGGGGGAAGAAGACCTCCCAGGCCGTCGGGCTGCTCTGGTTCCGGCCCTTCGCCACCCCCGGGCAGATCTACCTGGTCGACCGGATCGCCGGCCGCTGGGAGTACCCCGAGGAAGAGCTGCAGTTCCGGGCCTTCTGTGAGAAGAACCCGCAGGCGCTGGAGAAGCTGGTCGAGAACAAGGCGGACGGGCGGGTCCTGATCCCCCGGCTGCAGTCGATCATCTCCGGGATCGTGCCCTACGAACCCGGAGTCGCGGACAAGGCCGCCCGGTTCCGGGTCGTGCTGCCGCTGTTTAAGGCCGGTAACGTCTGGCTGCCCGACGAAAGTATCTGCCCGACGATCCGGGAGTACATCGACTCGCTGATGAGCTTCCCCGTGGGCTCGACCGACGACGACGTGGACGCGACGAGCCAGGCGCTGAGCGACTGGGCGACTGAGGGACGGCCGACCGCGGACGTCTGGTGGTGAGCGAGTGGATGAGCCCGTCGACAGCGCCGCTGGTCGTCTCGACCAGGTCGTCGTGGATGGCCTCTCCGACGTCCTGAAGACCTGGGAGTCGACCTCCGGGGCGGCCTCACCGGGCGGCATCGAGCCGGCCTTCTTTCTGGACCAGCAGGCGCTGGACAACTTCTACCGCGCCAACGTCTACGCCCAGCGGATCTGCGACGCCCTGCCCGACGAGGCGACCCGGCGCGGCTGGGAGATCACCTACGGCGAGCAGGACGCCGACGAGCAGGAGCAGGGCGACCCGATCGGCGACGAGCTCTGGCGCCTCCAGCTGCCGGCCCTGATCAACCAGGCGGCCAAGCTGGCCCGCAAGGACGGGCTGGCGGCCCTCTATCTGGGCGTCTGGGATGGCCAGGACGTCAAGGAACCGATCGACGAGGCCCGGGTCCAGAAGGTCACGCACGCCACCCTGATCGAGCGGGACCAGATCCAGCCGCTGACCTGGCAGACCGACTTCACGAAGCCCGGATTCGGAGAGCCGGAGGTCTACCAGATCACCCCCTACTCGGCCGGCGGGGCGGCGACGGGCGTGGCCGCGGGCGTCGCGTACGTCCACCGCAGCCGACTGCTCCTCTTCTCCGGGAAGTGGCTGCCGCCGCGGCTCCAGGCCGAGAACGCCAACAGCTGCGACAGCGTGCTACAGCGCTGCTGGCGACTGGTGCAGGACTTCCGGCGAACTGAGGGCGACCTCGGCGTGATCCTGCGGAGTTTCTCCCAGGGCTCCCTGACGATCCCCACCCTGGCGCAGCTGCTGAGCGGCGGGAACCAGGCCGCGGCGCTGAGCCGGCTCTCTCTGGTGAGCCTGAGTCGCCAGGTGTTCGGCCTGGCGCTGCTCGGCGAGGGCGAGAAGCTCGATTACGTCACCCGCTCGGTCGCCGGCCTGTCCGACCTCTACGACCGGCTGGCCCAGGGGCTGGCGGCCGCGGCCGAGATGCCCCTGACCCTGCTCTTCGGGCACTCGCCCTCGGGCCTCTCGACCGACGACACCGCGGGCCGGACCTTCTGGTATGCCCGGGTGGCCGGCTTCCAGCGCCACGAGCTGCAGCCCCACGTCGAGCGGGTCGCTCACCTGACCGCCCTGGCCCAGCAGGGGCCATGCAAGGGCCAGGAGCCGGAGCGCTGGGAGGTCGGCTGGCTCTCCCTGACCGAGCCGACCGAGGGCGAGGAGATCGACCAGCGGAGCAAGCAGGCCGCGACCGACCGAGCCTACTGGGACATGGGCGTGCTCTCCGCCGAGGAGATCCGGGCCTCCCGGTTCGGCAAGGGGTCTTACTCGGCCGAGACCACGCTGCTGGAAGACGAGGCCCCCGACGAGCAGGACGATCCCGAGGCGAAAGCCGAGGCCCTCGCCGAGGCGAAGGCCGCAGCAGCATCCAAGAAGCCCGGCGCGGCCCCAAGCGCCGAGACGGAGTAGCAGATGCCGACCACGATGGCCCGCTCAGCCCTGGTATCAGGGAACAACCCGGCGACCCTGGCGACCAACCTGAACGCCGCGGTCGAGACCCTGGAGGCATCCGGGTTCGTGTTGCAGCAGCTGCTCCCCGTCGAGCTCCCGGACGGGACCGGCGGGGTCATCCCCGGCTTCGTCCTCCTGGCCGTCCATCAGACCTACGCAGGGACGGGCGTGTTCTCGGCGGACGCCGCGGGCCGGGCGAAGATGGCCGCGGGCTTCTTCGGTGGGGGCGTGGCTGCCTCGGCGGCCCACTTCGCTGATGGCTTCTGGACCAACGCGCTGGTCGCGAAGTTCGCCGACTCGCTCTTCGCCGCCAACGCGGCCAGCCGGGCGAAGTTCGTCGACGGGATCTGGACGACCGCGAAGCTGGCCGCCGGCATCCTGTCGGCCGACGCCGACGGCCGGGGGAAGATGGCCGCTGGCTTCTTCGGGCAGAACGACGCGACGAGCCTGGCGCAGTTCGCCGATGGCTTCTTCGGCAGCGCGCAGGTGGTCGGCAGCGCCCCCGGCGCCAAGTTCGCCACGGGCGCCAAGCCCCTGGTCCAGAACGGTGCGCCGCAGCAGAACCGCCTCTTCCTGGCCACCCTGCCGACGGCGGGGGACTGGATCAGCGTCGAGGGCACGGACGCCGTCGTGGTCCCCTACGAGTTCCGGGCCGACTCTCCCCCGACCGGGGGCACGGCGGGCCGGATCTGGGTCTACGATGGCGGTGGCGCCGCGGCCGCCCGGGTCAACCTCGTCGACGCGATCAACGGCGTCGTGGACGCCAACCGGGTCGCCCGGGGCGCCGTGGCCGACCTGGCCGGCTTCGTGGCCCGGGACGCGGTCGCCCAGACCAGCGTCATGATCATGGAGGTCGCCGGGTCGGAGACGGCCCGCAACCTGACCGAGAACCTGACCGACGGGGCCGACATCTGGGATTCCGCGACCACGGTCGGCGGGATGCTGGAGACGCGCCAGCGCCTGGTCATCCAGACCCTGACCATCAACGCCGACCAGATCGCCGCCGGCGAGCTGATTTTCTCGACCGGGATCCAGCCGGTCTGGGCCCTCGTGATCAACCACAACCGGCCCCAGAACGAGGCCTGGGCGATCATCGCGGCGACCAACGCCGTGGCCCTGACCCTGGCCGGCGGGGCCGCCCCGAACAACCAGGCGGCCGACGTCGTGACCTGCATCGCGATCGGCTAACCCGTGCCGCTGCCGCGCCAGGCCAAGCGCCCGAAGCGACTGCCCCGAGTGCCCCGGATGGCATTCCCGGAGGCCGCCGAACGGCGCTACGAGAAGGCCCTGCGGCAGCGCATGACGAGGTTGCACGAGCTGACCAAGCGGCTCCTGCTTCCTGCCCTACAGCAGGCCGCCACGGACCTCGGGACCCGAGCTGACGACGACGAGGACGCGGCGCGGTCGGTCAAGCGGCTCTGGCGGGCGGTCAAGGGCATCCGGATCGAGTGGGAGCAGAGCGTCGACGACCGGCAGCTCGAGCAGCTGGCCGGCAAGGTCGGCTCCGAGGTGAGCGCCGTCGGCAAAGAAGGGCTCCGCAGCCAGATCAAGGCGGTGCTCGGGCTAGACCCGCTGCTCGGCGACAAGCCGGCCGCGGCCCAGCTGGCCAACTTCCGGCAGGCCAACGTCGAGCTGATCAAGAGCATCGACCAGCGCTACCTCAACGAGGTCAACGGGATCGTCCAGCGAGGCCTCCAGGCCGGCACGCGGCCCGAGACCTTGGCCCGGGAGATCGACAAGCGCTACCAGGTCGGGCTCAGCCGAGCGACCCTGATCGCTCGCGACCAGCTGGGCAAGCTCGCCGGCCAGCTCGACCGGATCCGGCAGACCGACCTGGGCATCAAGCGCTACATCTGGCGGACATCGAAAGACGAGCGGGTCCGCGACGAACACGCCGAGCGGGAGGGGCAGACCTTCTCCTGGGACGATCCGCCAGAGGGCGAGCACCCGGGGGAAGCCGTGCAGTGCCGCTGCGTCGCTTCGCCCGCCATTGAGGACCTACTGACCGAACTCGAGGGATCACCCGAATGACGACCGTCCAGCGCTACGACGTGGCACCGCTCCAGCGAGCCGTGCGGACCCCGGAGGGCTACCTGCTCGCCGAGGGGTACGCGGGCCGTGCGGGCGTGCTCGTCTACCGCAACGCGGACGGGACCGTGCGCAGCGAGCTGATCCCCCCGGAAGAGCTGTTCCACCCCGACTCGCTGGCCACCCTGGGCCGCAAGCCCGTGACCCTGCAGCATCCCACCAAGGACGGCAAGCCGGTCATGGTCGACGCCACCAACGTCCAGACCTTCGGGGTCGGGGATGTCGACGGCGAGCTCGTCGAGGAGCGGATGGGCGGCTTCGTCAAGGTGCGGGTGGCCATCCGCCGGGCCGACGCGGTCGCCTCGGTCGAGAGCGGCCAGGCCCGCGGGCTGAGCCAGGGGTACACCTGCGACCTGGATGAGACCCCCGGCACCTGGCGTGGCCAGCCATATTCCGCCGTACAGCGTCACCGCGTATACAACCACCTCGCCCTCTGCGGGCTCGGGCGGGCAGGCGCAGAGGCGCGGCTCCGGATCGACGGGGCGGACATCGAGATCGACGGGCCGCAGTGGCCCGGGACTGAGACAGGAGGAAGGACCATGGATCGGACCGCCAGCATCGAGATCGGCGGCGTGCGCTACGACGGGCTCGATCCCGCGCTGGCGAGCGCCGTCTCCGGGACCATCACCGAAGCCAAGAAGGAGGCCGAGGCCGCCCGGGCCGACGCGGTCACCCACAAGGCCCAGCTCGACGCCGTCAAGAAGCAGATGGACGAGTGCAAGGCGCAGTACGACGCCCAGATGGCGGACCTGCGCAAGAAGCACGACGGGCTCGCCGAGGTCCTGAAGGAGAAGGAGAAGAAGCAGGCCGAGCTGGAGGCGAACCAGCGCGGCGACGTCGCCGACGCCGCCTTCAAGGTCCGCTTCGACGCCCGGCTCCGGCTGCTCGGCATCGCCGGCAAGCTCGGCGTCGAGAAGGCCGACGAGCAGGCCGACCTGGCGCTGCGCAAGGCGATCGTGGCCAAGCACGACCCGGCGATGAAGCTCGACACCGCCAGCGAGGCCTACCTCGAGGCCTACGTCGACGCCCTCGGGCCGCTCTTCGCCCGGGCCGACGCCTCCCAGGCCGGGGCCGCCGCGGCCGCCGCGAGCCTCGGGGCCGACGGAAAGCCCAAGGTCCCGGTCACCGCCGAGGCCGCCCACGCCGACGCCCTGGCCGAGTACAAGAAGAACACCTTCGGGGTCTGACCACCGGTCCCCGGCCCACCATCAGAGACAGCAAGGATTTCCGGGCCCAGCGGGCCAGGAGGAGGGACTAGTCGATGAGCCAGACCACCTACGAGCAGATGAGCGATCGGCCCCTGCCCTTCGGCTCCGTGTTCGATTCCGGCGCCAAGGACTCGATCTCGGCGCTCAACAGCGACCCGGGCGCCGCCCAGGTCGACACCGTCACCATCACCAACTACGTCCTGGCCAAGACCCTGACCTGGACGATCGACGGCGTGGCCTTCAGCTACGTCATGACTGCGGCCGACGCGGACACGACCGGCGTCGCGGCCTCGATTATCGCGCAGCTGCAGGCCGAGCCGATCTTCGGCGGTCGCTTCTACGCGACCCACCTGCTGGGCGTGATCACCCTGACCGCCCGCTTCCCCGGGGTCGGCTGGACCATCCTGGCCACCGGCGCCTGGGCCGCGGACTTCACCGTCGCCAACGTGACGGCGAGCGCCGCCGGGGCCGCGCTGCCCTACGGCCGGCTGGTCATCGACGATGGCCAGGTCTCCGGCTCGATCAACAAGAAGGGCAAGCTCGGCTCCGCCGCCAACCTGACCGCCAAGGTCATCCACGCGGTCCCGGTCCACGTCAACACCACGACCTACACCGTGTCCGTGACGGTGAAGGGCCTCACCTACCTGGCCCAGTTCACCTCCGGCGGCGCGGCGACGGTCAAGGAGATCGTCGAGGGGCTGGAGCCGATCATCAACGCGATGCTCCCGACCCAGACCGTGGTCGTCACGGAGGACGACACCCACCTGCTCTTCACCGCCGAGCTGGCTGGGCTGGACTTCGACGTCGCCTTCGGGTCGAGCGGCGCCACCGCCCTCTGGACCGTGACCGACACGGGTCTGAAGACCGACGACGTCAACGAGGCGGCCATCGGGATCGCCCTGCGGTCCGACTCCGTCGAGACCAACAGCGACACCGTCCCGGGCTACCCCGCCAACCGGGCGATGTCCGTGCTGCGCCAGGGCCGGGTCGTGGTCCAGACCCCGACCCTCGTGGTCCCATCCCGGGGCGTCTGGGTCCGCCTGGCCACCGCCACCGCGACCTCCCCGATCGGCAGCTTCCGGGACACCGCCGCGACCGACTGCGTCGAGCTCGACCCCCGGCGCTTCCGCTGGGTCGTCGGCGCCTCGGCCACCCGGGCGGTCCTCCAGGTCTCCTGCGACTGAGCCTGAGGGCTCCCCGACCAGCAACAGCACACGATTCCTGGGGCAGCCCTGGGTAGGAGTAGACCATGAGCGAGAACATGCGACTGGTGTCCCGCGCGGACGCGGAGCGGATCGACACCGAGATCGGCGCCGGCGGTGGCGTCTGGTTCAACCGGCAGCTCGAGCTGATCGAGCAGCAGGTCCTGCGGGCCAAGCGGCCGCCGAAGAACGGCCTGACCCTCTTCCCGCCCAAGACCGGGATCCCCGAGGGCGCCGAGAAGTACACCCGCCGGATGTACGAGTACACCGGCCGGGCGAAGCTGGTCGGCAGCTACTCCGACGACCTGCCCCGGGCGAACGTCTCCGGGATGCCCGAGGACAGCGTCATCCTCAAGCGGGTGGGCGCCTCCTACGGCTACAATATCGACGAGCTGGCCGCGGTCGACATGGCCGCGCGCACCGGCCAGACGATCAACCTGCCCACGGAGCGGGCCCTCGCCGCCCGGGACATGATCGAGGCCGAGCTCAACGAGATCGTCTGGAACGGCAGCGCCGAAGCCGGGCTCTACGGCGTGCTGAACCACCCGGCGATCCCCCGTCGGGCCCTGGCCAACGCCTCCACCGCGGCGCACGACACCGTGTTCGCCGACCTGGCCGCGGCCTTCCAGTCGGTCAAGAGCAACACCCAGGACGTCGAGCAGCCCGACCGGCTGATCCTGGCGTCCAAGGTCTACAACCTGCTGCAGGTGAAGCTCCGGACCAACACGGACACCACGCTCTTGGATATCCTGTCCAAGAGCCTCGGGATCCCCCGCGGCAACATCCTCTCCGCCTGGGAGCTCAACGGCGCCGGCGACGGGGGCTTCGACGCCGCGATCGTCGACCGCAAGGACGAGCTGGTGATGGGGCACATCCTCAGCACCTTCTTCCGGCAGGAGCCCGTCGAGCGGAAGAACCTCGAGTTCGTGGTGAACTGCACCGCGAAGTCGGGCGGGATGATGGCCAGCTACCCCCACGGGATGCTGATCGCCAGCTTCCCCAACGCCCTGTAGCCGACAGGGTCTCCAAGGTCCACCTGAGCCCCCGCCCGGACCTGACCGTCCGGGCGGGCCAGTCCCTTCCAACACGAGGAGCAGACCATGAGCGACCAGCGCACCCCCCAGCCCCCGGCACCGAAGCAGGCAGAGAAGGTCGACGACCAGCGGGTCACCGTCCTGAACGCCGACCCCTACCTGCGGACGATCGACTTCGGCGAGAACCCCGCCGACGGGACCCGCCGCGGCGTCTCGATCCCCGCGTCCAAGACGGACAAGTTCCACCGGGTCACCCCGGGGCGGGCCGAGATGCCCCTGTCCGACTGGCAGGCCATCAAGGCCCACCCGACGGCCAAGCACCTGGTCCGCAGGGGCGTGCTGACGCTCCTGGCGGCCGAGGGCTGAGCGGTGGCCACGCGGGACACGCTCAAGCGACTCGTGCCCGCGATGGCCGCCCTCTCCGATGCCACGCTCGACGAGTGGCTGGCCGACGCCGTGACCGAGATGGAGGTCAGTGAGTGGCCCGCCGCGGTCTACCCGCGGGCCTGCTGCTACCTCGCCGGGCACCTCTACCTGCGGACGGTGCTCGGCGCCTCGGGTAGCGGCGCCGGAGCGGGGGCCGTGACCGCCGAGAGCGCGGGCGGGATGAGCCGCAGCTACGGATCGATCGCCGGCTCCACCGCCGACGCCGAGCTGCTCACCACCGCACCGGGGGCCGAGTATGTCCGGCTCCGCAAGGCCCACATCTGTTCCTGCTTCGGGCTGCTTCCAGACACCACCTACGCCCTGAGGTGACCCCATGCGCAGCCGAGTCATCGACCGGGACCTCGGGTGGAAGCGGACCCTGAAGGCACTGGCGGGCACGAAGGGAGCCTATTTCTCCGTCGGCCTGCACTCTGACGCCAAGCCCTACGAATCGGGGCAGGAAGGGCCCGCCACGGTCGCCCAGATCGCTGGATTCCATGAGTTCGGGTCCAAGGATGGGGAGCATCCCCCGGCCCGGCCGTTCCTGCGGCCCACCATCGACGGCAACCGCGAGAAGTACGCCGTCATGCTGGAGCGGGTCCTGGGCCTGGTCATCGATGGCAAGCTGACGCTGAAGAAGGCCCTGGGATTGGTCGGGACGCAGGTCGCCACGGACGTCAAACAGGCCATCACGGACGTGACGAGCCCGCCGCTGGCCCCCTCCACCCTCGCCCACAAGGCAGCGAAGGCCGCCCACGTCGGGAAAGAGGGGGTCGCTGCGTACATCGAGGCCGGCGGTAACCCGCTGATCGACACCGGGCACATGCGACACAGCGTGACTTACAAAGTTTCCATCGCCGACAAGGAGCCCCAGGGCCCCGAGTCTGTGGCCGGGGGTGAGGAGTGATCCTCGGTCAGGAGCCTGTCACGCTGATCCGCTACGCCGCGGGGGCGCGCGGGAGCGACAGCCGCTTCGTCGCCGGGGCAGCCTCCAGCTCGACCATCCAGGCCTCGATGCAGCCCGTCACGGGGCGGATCCTGTTCCGGCTTCCCGAGGGCGAGCGGCAGCGCTACGAGCTCGTCGCCTACACCGAATCGGACGTGCGGGCCGGCGACGCGGCGACCTCCGTGCCTGCCGACCGGATCACCTACGGCGGGGTGACCTACGAGGTCGGGCGTGTGCAGCGCTGGCCCGCCGCTGGCCCGCTGCCCCACTATGAGGTCCTGCTCGTGAGGCTGGCTGAGGCCGGAGGCGGGGTCTGATGCCTTCTTCGACTCAGGAGCAGATCCTGCAGGCGGTCCGGGCCTGGCTCGTGCGCTGCACTGGGCTCTCGGCGTCGCAGATCATCCTCTGGGGCGACAAGGGACCCCGTCCCGCGCTGCCCTACCTGACGGTCCGGGTCATCCTATCCGGGGCTCAGGTCGGCACCGGCGAGGCGGTCTACTCCGAGACGACCACGACGCTGCCGGCTGGCTGGGCCCCGGTCACCTACTACCTCACCGGAGCCTACGTCAGGCCGACGAGCGGCACGACCCCGGTCCTGATCTACCGGGCCACCACGACCGGCTGGAGCGGGGCCCTGACGCCGACCTGGCCCACCGTCGAGGGAGGCACGGTCGTCGATGGGACGGTCACCTGGATCGCCGAGCGCCGGGTCCGCCAGTGGGCGACCGCCAAGGGCCACTTCCGGGCGACGGTGCAGATCGACGCCTGGGGCCACGGTGCCGGAGACTACCTGGCGGCCGCGTGCCTGGGCCTCAATTGGCTTCCCTCCCGGGAGGCTGCTGAAGCCTACGGCGTGGCGATCTCCCGCACCCTCTCAGCACCGCAGGACCTGACCGGCCTGCGGGACACCGCGTACGAGGTCCACGTCTCCCAGGACTTCGAGGTCACCTACTCCGCGACTCTCGTTCCTGCGACCGCCGGGCGGGCTCCTGCAGCCACCTCGATCGACTGGGACGTCACCCTGGACAGGACACCCAACCCGCCGGCGGACCTCCATTCGACCGGCACTGAAGGCGTGTGATGACCACCATCCGGCTCGACGACACCATGATCAGCATCACCGTCAACCTCAGCGGGACGCCCGTCGTGCGGGCCGGGTTCGGGACCCCGCTGCTGGTCTCTCCGGCGGTGGTTCCGGGCGGGGCCATCCTGACCCTGACCTACACCTCCGGGAGCTTCTCGACCGCGCTGGCTGCGGACGTCACGGCCGGGAAGATCACCCAGCACATCGCCGACTACATCACCGCGATGTTCAGCCAGTCGCCGAAGCCCGCGACGATCAAGGCCGGGAAGGTCGCCTACGTCTCGCTGGCGGCCGACCTCTCGGCGATCGAAGCGCAGGATTCGGCCTGGTACGGCCTGACCGTCGACTTGAACGCCCAGACCGACGCCAACAAGGAGCTCTACATCACCGCGGCGGCGGCCTGGGTCGAGGCCCGGACCAAGGTGGCCGTCTTCGACTCCCACGACGTGACCATGTACGCTGCCGGCCCGGGCGACATCGCCTCCGCCGAGCAGACCCTGGCGCACGAGCGGACCTCGATCCTCTGGTCCCAGCTCGACGCGACCCTGGGCACGCAGGACCAGGCGGCCTCGGCCTGTGCACTGGCGCGCTGGCTGGCCTTCGACCCCGATGTGATCTCCGCCCCCTTCCGGGCGCAGGTCATCGGCATTCTCCCTGCCACCAAGACGGCGATCCCGCCCGCGCTCCCAGTGGACTTGACGGCCGCCGAGATCGCCATTCTGCAAGGGAAGAACTGCAACGTCCTGCTGCCCTACGGCGGTGCGGCCGCCTTCCTGGACAAGGGCTGCAGCGCCGCTGGGCGCCAGTTTCACGAGATCTTGACCAAGGACTGGCTCACCGCCCGGATCCGCGAGGACATCGCCGCCGCCGCCAAGACCCTGGCCAACCGCGGTCGCAAGTGGCCCTGCTCCAACGAGGGCGTCGCGATCTGCGTCGGCGTCGTCAACAACTGGCTGGGCACCGGCGTCCAGGCGGGCCACTTCGAGTCCTTCGAGTCGGCCACCGGCACCTTCAGCCGCACGACAGAGAAGATATACATCGCGGCGACCGCGGTCATCCTGGGCAACGCCCGGGAGTTCTCCTTCGTGATCGACTTCGTCTGATCCCGAGCCCTCCCAACCCTCGGTAGCCCCTGACGTTCCTTGCCCCGGAGGCAGAGATGAGCGACGCACTGTTTAGCCTGGCCAAATCCTATGCCTTCCCGGACGTCCAGCTGCTCGTCAGCGGGCAGCGGATCGAGGGCTTCGACGACGATGGCGGGGTCTCGGTCGAGTTCGACGACGACGATCAGTCGATGGTCCGCGGTGCCGACGGCGAGGTGACCGTGGTGCGCAAGGCGCCCGCGATGGGCACCATGACCGTCCGGCTGAAGGAGACTTCGACGAGCAACGGCATCCTCGGGGGGCTGCGGGCCCTCCAGCGAGAGTTCGGCGCCACCGTCTGGCCCTGCCCGGTCGCCCTCTTCGACCCCAACACGGGGGAGACGCTGACCTCGCCGCAGGGCATCTTCCTTAATCGGCCCGGGATCGAGAAGAACGCGGAGCCCACGGTGCGGGAATGGAAGATCGGCCTCCCCAACCCGGTCTACGTCCCGACCCCGGACCCGCTCGCCTAGCGGTTCCTCCCTCGCCCGGCCCTGCCCCGTCCTGACCCCTCGTTGCCCGTCCTAACAGGAGGCCCTGATGGCCCGAGATCAGCAGAACCGCACGATCCTCGACGACGACGGCGCCCCGCACGCCTACGTCCTGACGCCGCACAAGCCCTCCGACGGGCTGAAGATCGGGCCGCGGCTGGTCGCGCTGGCGGGCCCCGCGCTCGCCTCGCTGATCGGTGGGTTCGGCTCGGGGCCAGCCAACCTGACGAAGCTCCTGGAGCAGGATCTCGACCTCGGGGCGATGGCCAAGGAGCTGAGCCTGGCCATCCTCCGGGAGGACGTCTCCGACCTGGCCAAGAAGATGCTGGCCGGGAGCCTGCGCGATGGGATGCCGCTGGACAACTCGGCGGCGTTCGAGGTGGCCTACCAGGCCAACTACGGCGAGCTGGCCGAGGCGCTGGCCGCGGTCGTGGAGGTCAACCGGTTCGTCCTTTTTTTCTCCCGCATCGTCGGGAGGTTCAAGGCTCCCCCGACCGCGAGCTGAAGCGGCTGCCGGCCAGGGTGCGCAAGCTCCTGGCCGCGTGCCCACCCGACGACCAGCTGATCCTCCAGGTCTGGCTCGAGGCCCGGATCGATCCGCTCACTACGATCCAGACGACCTGGTCGACCGCCGACCTGCTCCTGGCCCGTGACGCCCTCGACATCGCCCACCTGGTGAAGCAGGCAGCGTCGGCCAAAGGACTGCGCAAGTGAAGATCCGCGAGCTGATCACCGTCTTCGGGTTCCAGACCCAGGTCGCGGTGCTCGACGGGATCAATCAGCGCGTGGAGAACCTGAAGGCCACCCTGGACGCCGTGGCCCAGGCGGCCAGCGTCGCGGTCCGGGGCCTCTTCGGCATCGCCGCCGAGGCGGCCGGGCTGGCCGACTCCATCGGCGAGCAGGCGCAGAAGCTGGGCCTGGACGTCGAGGCGTACCAGGAGCTGGCCCACGCGGCCAGCCTCTCGGGCGCCTCGATGGAGCAGCTCGGGATCGCCTTGTCCAGGGTCGGGATGCTGGTTGAGGACGCCAAGAGCGGCGGGAAGGCAGGCGCCGATCTCCTGCGCCGGCTCGGGATCTCTGCCGATCAGGTGGGGACGGCGGACCAGACGCTGGAGCTGCTGGCCGACCGCATCGCCGCGATGCCCGACGGGATCAAGAAGGCCGCGCTGGCGCAGCAGGCTCTCGGCCGCGGCGGCCGGGCGCTGATCCCCCTACTCAACGAGGGCGGCGCGGGCCTGCGGCGGATGCGCGAGCAGGCGCAGCGGCTCGGGATCGTACTCGACCGCAAGACGGTGAAGGCCGGCGGAGAGCTGCAGGACCGGCTCGACTCGATCCGGGGAGCGGCCAAGGGCGTGCGGTACGCGATCGCCGCCGGGCTGATCCCGACGCTGAATGACCTGTCCGGCGAGCTGCTCACCTGGTGGGAGTTGAACGGCCTGGTCCTGCGCCAGCGGCTAACCGCGTGGGCCCAGGAGCTCGCCGCCAAGGTCCGTCAGCTGGGCGACTGGCTGAAGCGGCAGGAGCCGGCGATCCGCAGCTGGATCGACGCGCTCGGCGGGCTGGACGGGATCCTGCGCAAGGTCACCACGACGATGCTGCTCTTCACCGCAGCCAGGGTCATCAGTGGCCTGGGAGCGATCTCCTTCAACGTCTTTGCCCTGGTGCAGAACGTGCGGGCGCTCAACGCGGCAGCCAAGGGGGCCGGCATCGTCGGGCTCACCAAGCTCGGAGCGATCGGCCTCTTCCTCGCCGCCGCGGTGGCCACCATCGCCCTGAGCTACAACGAGCTCTCCGGGTACCTCGAGGGGAAGTCCAGCGTCCTGGAGCTGGTCTTCGGGAAGTACCGGGAAGGCGAGGGCCTCATTGGCTCGGCGATCAATCTCCTCGAGGCAGTCGGCGACGCCTTCGTGGCCATCAAGGACGCGGCGGTCCAGGTGGGCGGAGCGATCTGGTCGGTCATCGGGCCCGCGGTCCTGCAGGTCTGGGGCGTCGTCAAGGAGGCCGGGGCCTGGATCCTGAACAAGGACGTGGCCATCCTCTCGTATTTCTTCAACTTCATCGCGTGGTGGTTCAACTGGCTCGCTGCTGGCATTCGGGAGTTTCCCTCGATCGTCAAGGCAGTGATCGACGAGGTCATTGCCACGCTGGGCCGCTTCTTCACCTGGGCAGGCAAGAAACTCGAGGAGTACCCCGGGCTCGTCAAGGCCGTGGTCGGCGCAGCGGGCGGGTTCCTGGACCGGACGGCGCAGGCTCAGGCAGCCTACGCACAGCAGCCGGCGTATCCCTCCGTTTCGGGCTGGCTGCGCGGCGCTGCCCCCAACAGCCAGGCGATCAACATGACCGCGCCCATCACGATCAACGCCACGACCGCCGCCGGGGTCACCGCCACGGACATCGGCCGGGAGGTGCGGCTGGCCGTCCAGCAGGCCTCCAGCGATGCCTACCGCGGCGAGCTGCGCAACTTCTCGGCCCGGGAGGAGTAGCCGATGGCCCAGAAGCAGGAGGTCGTCGTCAAGTTCGGGCCCAGCATCCTGACTCCTGACGGCGGCGCCATCCTCGTGCTCGACGCCGCCGTCTCGCAGCAGCATTCGCTTTCCGCCCGGGTGAGCGAGCACCCCGTCGAGGACGGCGCCGACATCGCCGACCACATCCAGCCGGAGCCGGTGCGGCTGACGATCAACGGCATCATCTCAGCCTTCCCCCTCCACTCGGCGGGGTACGAGGGCCGGGAGATCGACGGCTGGAACGTGCTCCGGGAAGCCATCCAGACCGGGCGGACGGTGACCGTCTCCACCCCCCTGGCTCTCTACACCAACATGGTCCTGACCTCCCTCTCCACCGCCCAGGAGAAGGGGCAGTGGGCGGTCTTCCCGGCGATCGAGCTGCGGCAGATCCGGATCGTCCAGCAGAAGACCGTCCAGCTCCCCCCCGAGATCGTGAAGAAGAAGCCCCAGAAGGCCACCGCCCCCAAGCTCGTTGACGTGGGCAAGCAGCCGACGGACGTCCCGACCGCGGCCCAGGGGAAGACCCTCCTGCGCTCGGCGCTCGACCTCCTGACGGGAGCCCCGTGATGCAGCTGGTGAGGGCCTTCCCTGAGCACCCCGACCACGTCCAGACGGTGCAGCTGTCGGGCGTGAGCTTCCGGCTCACCCTCTCCTGGCGGGAGCGGACCGAGGCCTGGTATGCCACGCTGACCCTGCTCGACGGCACCCCGGTCATCACGGGTGTGCGGCTGGAGCCGAGCGCGGACCTGCTGCGCTACGCCGACCCGCTGCTCTACGCCCCGACCCTGCGGCCTGGCCAGCAGCGCCCACGGCTGCTCTGCCTCGACGCGGCGGGCTGCGGCCAGTCAGCGACCCGGAGCACGGTCCACGTCGTCTGGAGCCCCGGAGCGATCCCGCATCGCTCGGGGAGCATCGTGGCCGAGTCCGCTGACGGGGATCGCTGGGTCACAACCACGACACACTACGGCGGGGCCCACACCGTCGTGACCGCGGTCTCCGAGGAGTTCGGTCCCGTCGAGGCGGAGCCCTCCGAGATCGACACCAAGGTCGACCCGGCCTATCCCGGGATCAGCGCCGTCATCAACATCGAGCGGGCCGTCCCGGGGCAGGACCGGGTGAGCATCCTCCAGCCAGATCTCGGCACCCGGGCGGTCCTGCTCTGGCTCCCCAGCGAGGAGATCGCCGACCCCGAGGCGGCCACCTGGCAGGCGAGCACGGTCTACCTCCAGGGCGCCCTGGTGACCCCGATCGGTAGCGGCGACTTCAGCCACCGGGCCACCCGGGCCGGGACCTCGAGTGCGCTGGAGCCCGCGTGGCCCGTCGTCGTCGGCGACCAGGTCGAAGACGGCGAGCTCGTCTGGGAGTGCGTCTCCCTGTCGAGCGCCCCCGATTCGGTGACGGTGACCCCGTGAGCCAGCTCGCCGCCACCTCCGGGGCCGCGCTCTTTGGCCGCCGGGTCCAGGTCGAGATCGGTAAGCCCGGCCAGTCTGGGCGCAGCTGGACCGACCTGCGGATCGCCTTCGACATCAAGAAGGGGACCGGCCGCTCCCCCAACGAGGCACGGATCGAGATTTACAACCTCAACCGGGACAGCGAGAACGCCTGCCAGGAGGACGGGGCGATGGTCCGGCTGCTGGCCGGCTACGGCACCCCCTCGCTGATCTTCCAAGGGGACATCGACCAGGTCCTGCTCGAGCGTCGCCCTCCGGACCGAGTCACCGTGATCCAGGCTCGCGACGCTGGCCAGGCCTTCTCCCGGGCGCGCATCCGCAAGACGATCTCCGGGCAGACGACCGCCCGCAAGGTGCTCGGCTACCTGGCCGACGCCGCGGAGCTCGCCCTCGGGCCGCTCGGTCTGGCAGCGGACGTGATCATCAGCCAGGGCCTCGCGCTCAACGGGCCGGTCCGCGACGAGCTCGACCGGATCGCGGCCACCCTCGGCGTCGATTGGTGGGTCACCGATGGCCAGCTCGTCGCGCTCCAGCCGGGAGAGCACACCGGCGAGACGGTCGTGGATCTCGGGCCCGACAGCGGGCTCGTCGGTAGCCCCACCCCAGTCGTCGAGAAGAACCGGGCGACCAAGGGAGTGGAGGTCGTGGCGCTGTTGCAGCCGGCGATCTCCCCGGGCCGTCGCTTCCGCCTCCGCTCCGCGCGCTACACCGGGATCTACCGGGCCGAGCAGGTGAGCCACGCGGGCGACAGCTTCGGCGGAGACTTCTACACGAAGATCCGGGCCAACCTCGTGACGGGGGTCTGACGTGGCCAACGACCAGGCGCCCTCGATCGGGGAGCTGATCCTCGAGGCGGCCCGCGGTGAGCTCGCCCGCTCCCACGTCGCGCTGCCGGCCCGGGTCGTCAGTTACGACCAGGTGACGCAGACCTGCGCGGTCCAGCCGGACGTGCGCGCCCGCTACCGCACGCCCGAGGGCGAGTCCGTCGCCTACCAGCTGCCGCAGATCACCAGCGTCCCCGTGGCCTTCCCTGCGGGCGGGGGCTGCTCGATCACCTGGCCACTGGCGGCCGACGACGAGGTCCTGCTCGTGATCTGCGAGCGGTCGCTCGACGAGTGGAAATCCACGGCCGGGAGCGACTGCACCCCCCGGGACAAGCGCCGGTTCGACCTCACGGACGCGGTGGCGATCCCCGGGCTGCGCTCTCCCGGGGCGCCCCTGACCGAGGTAGCCAACGCCCTGGTCATCGCCGGGGCGGAGATCCGGCTGGGGAGCATCACCGCAGCTGACTTCGTGGCCCTGGCCTCCCTGGTCGACAATCGGCTCGGGAAGCTCCAGGCGGCCGTCGACGGGCACATGCACGCCACCGCCGCCGCTGGCCCCCCCGTCACCGGGACGCCAATTCCGGGGGTCTTCCCGGTGGGCGCCCTGGCCAGCGTCGCCGCGACGAAGGTGAAGGCAGAATGAGCGTCGGCAGCAGCATCGCAGCGAAGGACTTGCTCCTGAGCAGCACTGGCGATCTCGACCTCACCTCCGGCGGGGCCGCCTTCGTCGCCGGGCTCGCGGCCATCGGCCAGGCGGTGCGCATCCGGCTGCGCACCTTCCTCGGGGAGTACTTCCTCGACGTCACCCGCGGCCTGCCGCTCCTCGAGTGGGGGCAGACCAAGACGCCGGCCTCCGTCCTGCGCCAGGTCGAGCTGCTGACCCGGGCCGAGATCCTCGCCTGCGAGGGCGTGACGCAGGTCGACCAGGAGGGCGTGGTGGCCACCTTCGACCGGGCCGCGCAGGAGATCACGATCACCGTGTCCGGCGTGCAGACCGACCTCGGGCTGCTCGACGCCGTCCAGGAGACCATCGGATGAGCCTGCCACTGACCGGCTACGTCGCTCCTCGGCTGGACGCGCTGCGGGCCGCCCTGCGCACGGACGTCTGGGCGCAGCTCGGCGCCTCGATCAACCTCGACGAGGGCTCGGTCCTGGGCAACCTCATCGACCTCTTCGCGGCCCGGCTCGACGAGCTCGCCGAGGCAACCCAGGGGGTCTACGACTCCTTCGACGAGCGCGCAGCGACCGGCACCTACCTGGACAACATCGCCGACCTGGTCGGGGTGTACCGGCTGGAGGCGAGCTACTCGACGGTCACCCTCCGCCTGACCGCCGCGGCGGGCCCTGCCGTGACCGTCCCTGCCGGGACGGTGGCCAAGGACGGCTCGACCGGGACCGAGTGGATCACCGCGGCCGCGTGCGTGGTCCCGGGCGCGGGCACCAACACCGTCGAGGCCTCGCCCGCGCTGACCGGGCCCACGACTGCGGGCGCTGGCACGATCACCACGATCGTCACCCCGGTCGCCGGCTGGACCGCGGTCACCAACCTCGCCGCCGCCGTCCCCGGGACCGACCGGGAGACCGACGAGGAGCTCCGGGCCCGGCGACGGGAGAGCCTCCAGCTGGCTGGCTCCGCCTCGGTCAACGCGATCCGCTCGGCCGTGCGGGCGCTCGCGGGCGTCAGCGCCTGCCTGATCGTCGACAACAAGACCGACTATCCCACGACCGTCTCCAGCGTCGTGCTGCCTCCCCACTCCTTCCTCGCCGTGGTCTACCCGGCCCCCGGCGTGGTTTTGAAGCAGGACATCGCCGAGGCGATCTGGGCCAACAACCCCGCCGGGATCTGGTCCTGCGACGGTACCGCTGGCGGCCTCACCCTGGAGACCGCGACCATCCTCGACGTCGAGGGGCAGAGCCAGACCGTGCGCTTCAACGTCGCCGGCGGCGCACACCAGCATATCCAGATCACCATCACCGTCGACCTGGCCGCGTACGGTGGCGCACCCGGGTCCGGGGGCGCTGGCGACCTGGCGCTGAAGGCTGCGCTGATCGCCATGGTCGATTCGCTGCCGCTCGGCACGGCCCCGCTGGCCCTGGACTGCTACCGGGTCGCGGATGCCATCCCGGGGGTGGAGAACGTCACCGTGCTGGCCTTCGCCGGGTCGGTTTCTCCCGGGACCTTCCTCAAGGCCACGCTGATCGCCGGCGACATCGCGATCACCTGACCCTTCGGAGGCAGATCGATGGCAGACCCTCACCAGACAGACCACGAGGGCGAGGCCCTCGGCGAGCTGCTCTCGCAGTTCCAGGACCAGCCCAACATCAGCGGCCTGGTCGTCGGGCTCATGGGCGAGGTCCAACACCTCGAGGACAGCTGCTGGGACTTGCGGGTCGACCGGCTGCTGGCCGCGGCCGTCGGGGCGCAGCTCGACCGCTTCGGCGACCTGGTCGGCGAGGTCCGAGGCAGCCTGACCGACGCGGACTACCGCAAGTTCATCGACGCGCGCATCCTGGCCAACCTCAGCGGCGGGAACCCCGACCGGCTGATCCAGATCCTCCGGATCATCGCGGCGCCCTTCACCGCCGGGACCGTGGTCGAGTACCGGCAGGTAGGCTACGGGCCCGAGTTCTCTCTGACCTTCACCCGGGACGCCCACCTGACCGCGGACATCGCCGCGCGGGTGGCCGCGGAGATGGACGACGTCTACCCCGCGGGCGTCGGTTCCAAGCTCGTCGAGGGCCTCGGGACCGGCGACGGGGTCTTCCGCTTCGACTCGGGACCGGGCTGGGACAAGGGCAAGCTGGCCGGCCTCCTCTGACCTCACGGAGCACACACCATGGCAGCAGGTACCAGCGGGAATCTCTCCTGGGGCGAGGCCGCGGCGGCAGACGTCACCGAACCGGCCGAGGCGCTCAAGACCATCGGCTACGGCGTCGACGAGGTCCCCACCCACGAGGAGTTCAACTGGTCGCTGAAGACCCTCGGCCGCGCCGCCGTGCGCCGGTTCGCCTCGACCGAGCTGCTGATCCAGTCCCGACGCGCCGGGGACACGGCCACCGCCGAGGATGTCGGCCTGGTCCTGCCCTTCGGCGGGCTGGGCGCCGCCAACGTTCCGGTCTGGAACCCGGACTGGCACCAGGCCGGCGACGCCAACGAAAGCGAGATCTGCTCGGACGGGGAGTACCTATGGACCGTGGCGGGAGCGGGGGCCAACCGCTTCCTGCGGCGTCGGCTGCGGCTCACTGGAGCGATCGACCTGGACGAGCCCGCACCGATCAACTTCGACTACCCCTTCGTCGCCTGCGCCGGCGGCAACGTCTACGTGCTCGACGACGCCGCCGGGACGCCACAGATCCGAGTCTTCGACCGTGTCGCCCTCTCGCTCCTCTACTCGGTCGCCCTTCCGGGGGCCGCGACCGCCTACGGACTGGCCACGGACGGCTACTATGTCGCCGTCGCCGCGGGCAACTTCATCCGGCTCTACCACGACACCGGCGCCGCGCTGACCCTCGACGGGAGCTACGACCACACCGCGCAGGTCAACTCTGTCGCCATGGACGGGCGGACCATCCTGCTCGGGGGCGCCACTCCCGGAGCGAGCGACCAGCTCCGCACGCTCGCCTATGGTGCGGGAGCACCAACCCTGTCAACCACCCTGAATCGAGCCGGGAATCCCCAGGTGCTCCGGGTGGCCTTCGTGGACGAGCAGATCGCCTTCGAGGGCGACGTCGATGGCACGGACTACACCGGGTTCTTTCGCAACGAAATCGCCTCGACGATGCGCTGCAATCTCCTGATCGCAGCCAACGACGTGAAGATCGTCAACGGGATGGTGGCCTTCGCCCGCAACGGCACGATCGCCTTCGTGGACCCCAACAACTCCGACCCCATCAAGTCGATCCTCTGGGACGGCGGCGCCGCCACGGCGGTCAACCGGCTGTCCTACGACAACGACGCGCTGTTCGTGCTCGGAGCGGCGACGGGCGCCGGGACGCGGCTGCGACGCTACTCCATCCACAACCAGCCCCGGCTGTATCGGGTCGTGGACCCCACGAGCGTCACCTTGCGCCGCTACGGTGGCGTCCACTCCCTGGTCCAGCCGATCCGCTGAGCCGCGCTCTGCCTTGCCCGCAACTCGATAGGAGCAGCCATGCGACGCACCCCCCTGGCGACCTGCCTCGCCCTCGCCCTCCTCTTGCTCGGCGTCACCGCCCAGGCGCAGGACGCCTACGGCCCTGGTGCGGCGGGAGACGAGACCACCCGCACGGTGACGGCCACCAACAGCCCCGACGTGACCGCGCTGGGCACCATCGCCGGCTCGGTCGGAGCCCTCGACGACACCGTGGCCACTCCCGGGGCAGCGATCCCGGCGAAGGGGCTTCAGGTTACGGGGACCGACGGGGCCAACGCCCGGGCCTTGCTGACTGACGCGACAGGTGCCCTCCAGGTGGAGGACGCCGCGACCGGGGCCACCTCCGCAGCGGTCCCCGCATCGGCCCAGCTGATGGGGGCGGCGGACAGCGTCTCGGGTCTGCTGATGCCCCTGCGGGTGTACGACGCTGACACCGGGGCCGGCAATGACTACCGCCAGGGCGTCGTGCCGATCCTGCCCGGCGCCGGCGGTGGCACCCCGGCGAGCGCGGGAGCGGGAGCGGTTGACGCGGGCACGCAGCGGGTGACGCTGCCGACCGACGACCCCGCTGTGACGAGCCTCGGTCTGCTCGACGACACGGTCAGGGCAGCCGGAGACGGATCGGGCAAGGGCCTGCAGCTGATGGTGTACGACACCGCGACGACCAACTTGCAGACGCCGAAAATGTACGATCAGGCGCTCAACGTGAATCTTACGTCAATCTCAGGGGCTGCAGTGCAGCGAGGGATCGCGGATGTCACCGGCGGGACGCTCGCTGTGATCGAGGCCGCGGTCGCCACTGGCGCTTCGACTCATATCGACGTGACGGCGGCCGAGGTAGCCGTCCTGGCCGCCAACCCGGGGCGCAAGTACCTGAGGATCCAGGTCTACGCGGACACGGACGGGGCGGTCTGTTGCGCCCTCGGGGCGACGACCACGGCCTGCGCGATCGGAGAGATCCTGGACCCAAGCCCCGCCGCGGGCCAGGGGGGCGGGAGCCTGGACTTTGAGGGCTACTCGGGTGCAGTCACCTGCCGGGCTGCGGGGGCGTGGACCACGACTGTAGCGGCGACGGAGTACTGAGATGGCACGGCATAGCACACTGACTCTGCTCCCCCTCTTCCTCTCCCTGCTGCTGCCCGGGGTGGCCACAGCGGGGATCTGGCAGCCCTCCAGCGGCGGTGGCGGCGCTGCCCCCATCACCAAGACGATCAGCGGGGCCATCGCTGCCGGGGCGTCGGCCACCGGCAACACCACGGACTTTTTCGACGTAGGGAGCATTTTCGAGGTCTGGTTCACCTCGACGGCCAGCTCGTGCGTGGATGTCGAGTTCTTCCGCAAGGACACGATGCTGGCGGCTGATCGGGTGTACTACGTCTACCACGCCGACGGCCTGACCAGCGCATGGCAGGATCTCGTCGGGACCAGCTACCGAGACGAGGACGGAACCACGGAGCTTCACTGGCGGATCACCAACTGCGGGGCAGCGATTAGCACTGTCTCCCTCACGGTCTATGGGGTGGGCGAATGAGCAAGACACTGAGCAGAATCCTCCTCGCTCTGGCCCTCTCCCTGGGCTTGAGTCTCACGGCGCAGGCGGACACGCGGCGCATCTACCCGAACACCTCGCACGCCGATCCCGACGGGGGAGGGGCGCTGTCGAGCGTGACCACGTCGCTCGTCGACCTGGTCCGCTTCCTGATGGACGATTGCGACGGGGCCACCTATGATTGCGTGGCCGGGGCTGCAACTTCCGGCCCGGGGTGGACTGCCGTACGGGCGCACAGCAACGGGGCGAACTACGAGGACGTGGGGACGCCGACTGACCTCGACAGCCTCGCCACCTGCGTAGCCTGGGAGGGCGACGGCACCGCCCTGGCCGCCGGAGACTGGATCGTGCTCGAATCGGCCACCAGCACCGGAGGCGGTGGGAATAACCACTTTCAGCTATATATTGAGTACGAATCGACGACCGTCATCAATTTCCTGATGCTGCCAATGGAGGATTGGAGCACGTCGAGCGCCTCACCCCCTGTCTGGACGGCCGGGAATGCCTGTGGTGTGGCCGCCTGCAAGGGTGTGGGTGCGGGGGCCAACACCCTGGTCGCCTTCACCACTACCTCGACGACCACGAGTATGCTCGCGGTGGCCGATGAGGACGTGCTGATTCTGCTGCGGGACAATAGCGCGGCGCCGGACATCATCTACGTGGGCGGGGTGGACAACAACCTGAGCACCTCGACTCCTCCAGACGATCGGCCGTTTATTATCTACGACACCCCTGCGTCCGTATTCCTCGATACGAGTCAGCTATGGAATAGGCTGGCCCCCGACGACGCGACGACGCTAGTGCTTGGCGGACCAGCAATCCCGACGGTATTCGGCGGAGTGGCCCTGGATGAGTTCCCCGGGCTATATAACGGTGCGTACCAGATCGTTGGTGTGTTGATCTATTTTAGTGACGCGTCGCACGCGCATATCACCGGAACTCTCCAATATGTACGGACAGGATCAGACGAGATAGGGACCGCTGCTCGGACGATCAATGGAGCCGCATGGGCCTGCCGGGGCAGCAACGCGGCCAACTCGCCCTGGTGTCTCTCGTGGGACGGAGTAGAGTACCCATGAGACGGCTCGTCTCGCTGCTCCTCGTGATCGGTGCCCTGCTGCTCCTCGGGGTGAGCACGGCGCTGGGAGCAGACGACCCCGGGACGGCGATGGATCTGGGGATGGTGAGCGGCAAGCCCGACGACCACGGGAAGGCCACGGCGCAGCGGCTAGTCGACGACGTGCAGCTGATCGAGACGGACGTGCGGGAGCCGGCGCTGCCGGCCGAGCGGGTGCTGATCCAGCGGTAGGCTGGCGGCCCTGGCCCTGTTGGCCGGGGCGCTGGCGCTGCTGGCGGTGGCGGGAGTGGTCGGGGTGGTACGGGGGGATCGGAGGAGGTAGCGGACCATGGGCGACGAGCAGACCGAGCAGACCGAGCAGACCCCCGGCCAGCGGGCGGTGGCCCTGGCCCTCTCCGAGTGGCAGCGGCGAATCAGCGCCCGGCCCGAGTGCTTCTCCAGGCTCTCCGAGTACCTCCGGGCCGCGGGGGAGCATCGCCCCTACCCGGCCCCGCAGGTCGGGGGCAAGCCCTACCAGTGGTGCGGGGCCTTCGCTGCCTGGGCGTGGACTCACGGGGCGGGGCTCAGGCCTGACCTCGGGAGCAGCTGGGCGAGTGACTACCGGCTGGCGAGGCTGTTCGGGATGTACCAGACCGACCACAACATCCCCACGCTGTCGCTCGTCGTCGGCAGCGGGGGAGCGATCGAGCGGCTCCGCGACTATCACCAGGCGCACGGCGGCCAGCGGGTCTGCCTCCCGGCGCGCAAGGCCATCCCCGGAGTGCAGGTGGGCGATGTGGCTCTGACCGGGCGCAAGGCCTGGGGCGGCCATGTGACCCTCGTCACGGGCCTCCTCGCCGACGGCTCAGGGATCTCCACCGTCTCGGGCAACGGGCTGGGCTACTGGCCCGACTCCTACACCGAACCGCTGTCGGCCCGGAAGGTGTCCGGCGTGGTCGTCTGCGACGTGCCCTGGTCCTCCGTGGCCTTCGTGATCCGCCCCGCCCCGGCCGACCTGGACCGGGAGTTGATCCTGCGGAGGGCCAGCTGATGGGCTCCACCGGCTGGGCAGCGTTCCCCTGGCAGGCCCTCGCGGTCGTCGTGGCCGCCGCAATCACCGGGACCGTGGCCCTCGTCGGGATCGTGGTCAGCCAGGGCGCCAAGACCCGCGAGCGGATCGACGCCCTGAGCGCCTCCCTCGGCTCCCGGGTCGACCACCTCCAGGCCGACCTCGAGGGGACGCGACGGGACGTGGCCCTGCTCGGCCAGCGGGTGGGGACGCTGCCCTCTCGCGTGGTCGACGAGGAGGACTGCCGGGACCGTCACGAGCAGCTCCGCGAGGAGATCGTCTCTCTGTCCAGTGGCCGCCGGCTGGTAGTCACGGGCTTCGGCGGCGACCGATAGCGCCAAAGTGTCAATGCAATGACACGAATGGGACGAAAGCAACAGCGGGCCGCGGCCCGAAGGAGTAGCAGATGCGACACCTGACCCTGATCTTCACCCTCGCCCTCACGCTGGCCCTCCCCCTCACCCTCCAGGCACAGGAGGCCCCGCCCGTCGGCGCCCCGCCTGCTCCTGCGGCCGTCGAGGTGGTCGCCCCGGAGGCCCCGGTCCCCGCCGCCCTCCCCCTCACGCCCTCGCCCTCGCCCGAGGTGGCGATCCCGGTCCCGGTGGCCCCCGCTGCGCCGGCGGATCCCCTCGCCCCGGCGAAGGAAGCAGCTGCGGCCGCGGTCGCCGAGACGCCGGCCACCCCCCCGACGACCGAGGAGCTGCTCGCCAGCGGCAGCGCGGCCCTGAAGCAGGTGGTCAAGGCGGTGGGCGCCGAGAAGGACGCCGAGGGGGTGCAGTGGGTGGCCTGGGCCGGTGCGCTGGCCGCAGCCTTTACCCTGCTTCTCGGCCTCCTGCGGCGCTTCGGCGGCCTGCTCCTCAACGAGCAGCGGCTGCGAATCGCCACCCTCGCCCTCGGCCTGCTCGCCGGCCTCTGCGGCTCCCTGGCCCTCGGCGCTCCCGACTGGGCGGCGGTCGTGCTCGGCCTCTCCGGGCCGGGGTCGATGCTGGTCTACGCCGTGATCGATCTCTTCCGCCCGGGCAGCTGGGCGAAGGCCGCCGAGCGGGAGGCGGAGAAGAAGTCCGCTCCGTCGGCGCTGGTCCTGTGACGTGGGCTGGCTGGTCGTCGGCCTGGTCGCGCTCTCCGGCCTCCTCGCCGGCGCTCTGGCCTGGGCGGTCCGCGAGCGGCGGCTGCGAGGAGCGGCGGAGGTCGAGCACGATCTCCTGCAGCAGCGGCTCGCCGCCGCCACCCGTTCCCTCGAGGCCCGGGACCAGGAGCTTGCCTCCCTCCGGATCTCCCTCATCCTCGCTCAGCAGGAGGCCAGGGAGGCGGGAGAGCGGGAGCGGATCGCTGCCCTGCCGGCGCAGGCGGTCGCTGATGAGCTGGTCGCTGGGCTCGCTGCTCGTCGCGCTGGCCGTCGCCCTGCCGGCGGGAGCGCAGATCCGGCAGCCCTCGCCACCTGCGACACCGCCCCCGACCTCCACGGACTCGCAGCCCCGACCAGCGCCCTGCCTGCCGGGACGGGCCTGCTCCCCGGGGCAGGTGGTCCAGGCGGAGCTCGTGGCCTTGGCCCCCGCTGACGCCCGGGAGGCCCTGCTGGCCCTGCGGCTGCTCGACGAGACGGAGCTGGACCTGTCGGCCGCCCGGGACCGGGAGGCGCAGCTGAGGGCATCCCTGGCCGCCTGCGAGGGCCGGGACGAGTGCCCTGCTCTCCCTGCGCCCGAGGGCTGGGGGGAGCGGTGGCTGGGGCGGGCGGGGTGGCTTCTGTCGGGGGTGGCCGTCGGGATCGTCACTGGACTCGTCGTCTCTCTCTGATCCCCTACCCGAGCCGCTCCCCGGCTGACCCGGGGGGCTGCGAGCGGCCCGAGGGCCTTGACAGGGGCGGCTACCTCGTGACGGTGACCCACGCTTCCGGCTCGGGCAGCCAGACCTCTTGGCCGTCGGCGGGGATCTCGCAGCCGGTCCAGCCGCGCGCCCAGACGACCGCAGCGCCGGGCCCCGCCTGCGACGCGTGCACCCCCAGGACGTCCACGCTCCCGGCCTCGGGGATCTCTCCCGAGCCGACACTCCCGCCATCCGTCTCGGTCCAGCGCACGTTGATCCGCATGGCCCTCTCCTCTCCCGGCAACGCCGGGCATCCTCTCGTCTGACTGCTCTACTGCGCTCTGGGATGGCTCCCCTGCGTGGGCCCCCAACCAGGTGGATCGGGAGCCCAGGGAGAGGAGCTACTCGGTCGGCGCCATCGGCCGCCGGGCCATCTCCTCCGCCACGATCCGCCGCAGCAGCTCGGCCACGGTGGCGCCCGTCTCGTCGGCCCGCTGGTCCAGGTACTCCATCTGCGCGGGCGGGAGACGCAGGCTGAAGCTCACCAGGTCCCCACCCCACTTCGCCGGGCGGCCACGGCCGCGCTTCGCCTTGGCGGGCATCACTCGGCCGCCTCGGCAGCGGCCTGCCACTCACCGAACCGCCCCTCTGCGACATCTTCCGCCAGCTGGCGGATCGCCACCTCGATCTCCCATCGCCACTGCTCGTCGTCGCGCTGCTCGTCCAGGCAGACGACCTTGATCGCCGGCCCGCCGATCGGGCGGAGGATCAGCGTGTCGATGTTGGGGCGGCCCTGCTTGATCTGCTCGACGAGGATCTCCTCATAGCGGTCGACCTCGGACTCGGACGCGGCACCGAGGCTGTCCCGGGTGGTCTGGATCTCGACGCAGAAGCCAGCGTAGTTCGTGCTCTCGGTCATCTTCCTTCTCCCTCGCCCCTCCCGGGGCCATGGGCTAGTAGCGGTCGTGCTCGCAGCAGGAGCAGTAGCCGGTCGAGGTGGCGGGACTGCTGCACCCACGGGTCCGGCAGATCGGGCGGGCGGTGGCCAGGCGGATCACCCTCCGGGACTCGGGCAGGGCGTCCTGGACGGTCGGCCAGGTCGGGCAGTCGGCAGCGGGGTCCGACGCGAAGATCGCCTCCCTCTCGGCGCAGTAGACCGAGTACTCGTCGAGGTGGCCAGAACCAGCGGCCTCACGGGCGGCGACGATGGCGGCGACGATCCGGGTGGTGCAGGTTGCTTCGTCCATTTGACCTTCTCCCTGGGGGCTCTCTTTCCTCCCCCGTCCATGCTTTTAATATAGGCACCTCCGGTGCTGAGCGCAAGACAAAAACGACAGGGCGTGTGATTATTTTTGGGGTGGGGCGGGAATGGCCTGGGGCTTGGCTTCGCTGACGGTCGGGCGCTAGATCTCGTCCTCTTCTGCGTGCCTGGCATCCCAGAGGTAGACCAGCGCGTCGGCGGCGCAAGCCTTGGCGGTGCGGAGCGGACTGAGCACGCTGCCATGCTCGTACTCGTCGAGCAACTCTCGGAGGTGGTCATCGAGCCGCTGGGCGTCGTCGATGGCATCGCCCAGGGTGTAGGTCATCGGGGGGTTATGGCTCACCTCTCCACCTCCTCATCGTCTGCGGCCTCTTCGGCGTCGATCTCCTCCTCCTCCTCGGCGCAGACCGGGCAGAGGTGGGAGCCGTCGTCGGGCCGGTCGTCGGGGTCGCACCAGAAGCCGCAGCCCTCGCATTGCCAGCGGTTCCCGTGGTCCCGGGTCGTGGTCCTCGCGTACATCAGCCCTCCTTGCCCTCGGCCTCGGCCTCGCGGAGCAGGCGGGCCCACGTCTCCCGCCGGGCATCGGCGCCGCAGGTGCATGTGTCGCCGATGTCCGCATCGCACGTGATGGTGTGGGTGAGCCTCGGGCGGACGCTCAGGCTGAGGATCTCCCGCTGCCATCCCTTCAGCCTGGCCGCCTCGGCCCTCGCCTCGGCCAGCTCCCGCTCGGTCATCGTCAGTGCGTGCTCCAGGCACTGCGCGTCGGGACCGCCGAGCGCCATCCTGCGCCGGCACGCGTCTCGGATCGTGATCGGGCTGGTCAT